AAGCAAGAAACGTACCATTGCCATAGATGACTTTATTCCATACGGCAGTAGCGGGCAACGTCTTAAGTGCCCACGCACTGGTTCCATAGGAGATTAGCTTAGTCTTATCGAGTAGCGGATAAGACGCAGATGTGTAAGTGCTGCCATCGCACAGCAGGTAACTTGCATCAGCCGCAAACTGACCTTGTACGATAGCCCCAATCGGCACACCGCCACCACCAAAAATTCCACTTGCTTTTCCGGCCATGATTAAGCTACTTTCATGTAGTAACGTCCAGAGTCAGTACCTTCAAACCCGGTAGGGGAAGAGAAAGGCATCTTGAACTTAGTTGTGTCAACTGCAACAGAAGCGCAGTATGCAATATTAATAGTGCTAGATATAAACACAAATGTATTATTACCATACGCCACTAAACAACCAGGAGCACCAGCACTAGATGGGTTAAGCCAATTACTAGACGTTGCAAGATTTAATGGGCTGAATTTTTTGCCGTCTGGGCTATACAATATCGTAGAATGTGCAGAATTCCAGGATGGGCAGATATACATACCACCTACATAGGTAAATCCACCAACAATACACACGTAGGGTGTAGCGGTAGGCTTCCAGCTTACACCACCGTTCTCTGTTAGGTAACTGGTTGTAGTACCTGTGAAACTATAAATTTTACCCTGAACTACCGCAGGATGCACAGATGGTTGTCCTAACGTAGTTTGATTAAGTACGTCAGCTACCTGCGTTATATAGTATGGTGAGTACCAATTAATACCGTCAGAACTTTTGAAAAAGTTACCCGCTGGAGTTCCGCCAACAGAGAATGGTAAGATAATAAACTCAGATCCAAATACTGCAATGTTTCTTGCCCGCATAGCAGCCGCAGTAATGGACCTAGCAGTCCATGTCATACCGTCGGGAGATGTACTAATCTGATTAGAACCCTGCTCTGTGCCATCCTGTACAGCAACAAGGATGCTGCCATTAGACACACAACCAGAAAACTGATAAGTACAACCTGTTGCACGAGAGGTCCAGGTAATGCCATCTGGCGAGGTGGCCAATGCTCCACCATAACCATAAGCAATGAACAGGTTCATTAAAAAGGTGATACCAAGCACACCGCCAGCTAGTAGACCTGAGCGAGAAGTCCAGGTAGTACCATCAGGTGACGTAGCATAAGTACCACCATCTTTGTTAACCGCCACAAACAGACTAGCACCATAGGCAACACCAGTCCAGTTCTGTGTAGTAGGTAGCGTACGCTGCACTGGCAGATTTGACCCGAACGACTTCATGTTAGTCTTATCCAGCAAAGGATAAGAGGATGCTAAATAGTCATTACCGTCAAGCGGTAGGTAGTTTGGGTCAGAAGCAAACTGGCCCTGAACAATAGCACCAACCGGAATGCCACCACCACCGAAAATTGCACCTGCTTTACCAGCCATGATTAGTTCCACCCATAAGTTGCACTATCATACTGGACCTCAAACGAGATAGTGGCATTATCAAGTGTCACAGCGCCGTATGTGTTACCACGAACCTTGACAGAGCCAAAGTCTACAATCGGAGTTGTCAGACCGCTTGCGTTAGTCACTCGGATACGGTCATTCTGAATCAGGCCAGTCGTAGGCATGGTCAGAGTGTAATTACCAGTCATCACGTAGTGATTACCCACTGAAGCCGTCATATTAGACGTAACCTCTACGATAGGTAGACTGAACGTATACAGCGCATAATTCGTCGTATCAGAGGCTGGATCAGTCGTACCGGCTCCGGCTGTGCGCCGCTGGTAAACCCGGCCATTGGCAGGCGACTTTACCAAGTTGCCGATGGCGTAGGTTGTACCGCTGACCCACAGCGGAGCGCCTGCCGCACTTGCCGCTGTATTCGCTGCAGTTGCAGAAGCTGCTGCGGCTACTGCCTGATTATAGGAATCAAGTGCATTCGCGTATGCGTTCTGAGCCGCCGCGTTGACAAGTGGAACCATGTAGGTCTTCGTCCAGTTGTCCCAGGCAAGTACGCGAGTACCGAACGTGGCCCGGTCATTGTAGTCTGGAACTGCGCCAGAGTCGGGAATCGTTGTGGGTGCGGTTGCCATTAGATGAATCCTCGTACATCAATTGAGAAAACGTCGAGATTATAACTCTGGTAGGTCAAAGTACCAGAGGCTAACCCGAAAACATTAAGACCAGCATAGCCGAATTCATCAGTGCCAACCCATGCGGCTGGAATATCGAGAACTGACTGCACCGTAGCGAGTGCATAGTCGGCCTGCCCGTGCGGGAATTCTACCTTGATTGACATATCGGTAGAAGACCCACGCTTGATAATCGAAGTTACTCCATAGTCATCAGTCTTGATGTAGGAGTAAGTAGTTGGTTTTGCCTGTGAGCCAAATTGTGTGCCACCCCAGGTTGTCGTATCGAACAGCGGTCTGAGGTCACCGATAGCGATCATGCCGACGCCAATAGTAGTGCCAGTGGCCCCCGTCAGTGTAATACTAACTTCGGGGGCTGAGACGAGTGGGATGCTCTGCATAACGCAGCGGTCTAGGATAGTCGCTGCTGTGTGGTAGTATTCCCAGAACCCTAGCCCTGGATAGATGAGGTTAGTTGTTTGGTCGTAAACAACTGTACCACCAGCACCGTCCTTGACAACCACACGGACTGTAGACACATTAGACAGGCCATAGAAAGCGACAGAGTTAATGAACGTAGCCAACAAAATTGTATAGGTAATCGTCGTTGTGCCTGTACTTTTAGTGTTAACTAAGTTATCAAACGCAGCGTACCTTTGAGTAGCGCCAATATCCTGCCAATAGTAACCAAGCTCTGATGCAGTGTTTGGGGCGTTGGTTCTTCCTGTGTGGGCCTGAGTACACTTATACAGCTTATGTGTTGCAGCAAGGTAGCGTATATCTGCAACAGCGTAAGTGCCTGAACTTACCCAGGCAGTTTCTCCTGATGCAGGTTCAGAGATACTACTCGCAGTCACCATCGTACTGTCGATGGTGATTGGTACTAAGACTTTAGGAATAGCACTCATTTATTAACCTGCTGCAGTAAGTAGAGGCATCTTCTGACGGCCACTAAAGGCGTCTGACACCACTGTAAATTTCTCAAGCATTTTGATATTATCCCGGCGAAGCTGGGCAATTTCATCGGCCATCGACTGAATTGCTTGTTCCGTGTCCGAAGACATGCCGCCGCCGATCATACCAGCAGTTGTCCCAGCGTCATAGTACCGGGCTGGGCCAGTAACCTCAAGTTCTGGGCCATTCTCGCCAACGAGTCGGACGCCACCGGCATGCAAACCACCAGAAGCAAATCGAGGGATACCGGCAGACTCAAACGCCGACAGAATATCAGTGTAGTTGTAACCAGTTGCCGTAGCAATGTCGTTAAGACTAACGCCATACTGTTTCGCAGTGTCTGCGATGGTAGCAAAACTAGCACCCTGAGACATAAGATCAGATACACCAGCCTGAATGCTGGTGTAGCGTGCAATAGCAGCAGGGTCAACAACTTGCTGGCTGAACCAACCAGCACCGAAGTTCATGTCCTGGTAGAAGTTGCCATCACCCTTGTGTCCAGAAACTGCACCACCATTCATACCACCAAAACCAGCCACAGGCGTAGAGCCAGTGGTGTTGGTAGTGGCGACTGGCTTACCGCCAGGAGTCTTACTCAGACCCAACAGTGTATTCAGCGCCGTAGACAGGTCAATGATAGAAGTATCAATGCCGTTGGCAATGTCAACGAGCTTACCAGCATACGTCACCATCTCATCCAGCTTGGTCAACTGGTCTTTGGCAGCGTTCAACTGGGCAGTTGCTGTATCAAGTGTGCCCTTAGCACGCTCTTCCAAAGTGGCCAGCTTATTAGCAAGTACCAGCTTAGCAAAGTCAGCATCAGCCTGAGAAGCATAAACACCAGCGTCAAGTCCCTGACGCGCTGCTGTGATGGCCTGATCCAGAACGTCCTTAGACGGAAACACTCCAGAAGCCAGGGCTTGGTCAATGATGCTGTTACCGTTATTAGCGGACGAAGCACCGATGCCAACCTGACCGTACAGAGCATCCGCATTGGTCTTCAATGTGTCGAACAGCGCCTGGAACGTATCTACAGTCGTCTGGGCAGCGGCCTGCAGGGCTTCAAGGCGGATACGCTCAGCAGCAGCAGAGCGATCAAATGCGGCCTTGGCATCTGACAGTTGCTTGTCGTACGCGGCTTTGGCAGTCTTCTGGGCATAGACAGCCTTAATCAGCGAGATGGTGGCAGCATCCCGTACGTCGATCAGGTCATTCTCAAGGCTAACCTGCAGGTCAGTCTTGACGCCCATCAGTACATCAAGTTGGTTCTGCCAGTTGAGGCGAGTCTTGACCGTGTCTTCGGCTGCTGTGCTTACGGTGTTGACTGCCGTAGCAAGTTGCAGCAGGCTGTAGTAAGCGTTGGCGTTAGCAGCTACGCTCAGGTCTGTAGCACCTGCAGCAGCAACCTGAGCCTTATACCAGTCACGGATACTGGTAGAAGTGTCAGGCATCGTGACACCGAGCTTTTGGAACTCAGAACCTAGTTGAGCCACTGTATCCAGGTTCTTCTGCTGAGCAGTGGTAAACAGGTCGTAGTAGTTAATAACTGCATTTGTCAGATTGTCAATACTACCGGCTGCAGTCGCCAGTGCAGCGGCTGTCTTCACGCTGGCGTTTGCTAGATAGGCAAATGGAGCCTTCTTAAGTGCAGTCGTAAATGCCTGGAAGTTGTTAATTTCCTTGAGTGTAGTCGTGACTTGATCCTGGGTCATTTGCTCAATGTCACCCAGTGAGTTGATGTAGTCGCCAATCTTACCGCCAAGATCAGCAGTCTTCAGGGCTTCGATGATAGACCGTTGCAGGTCGGTGGTGTACGCTACCAGAGCCTCTTCTGGTGTCATGTTACCCATCAGAATTTTCTGACTGATATCACTTTCACCGAAAGCTTTGCCGTTAATCGTACCACCAGAGTAAGCAAATGCCTTACCGTTTTTGCTAGACTCCAAACCTGACATCCAGTTGTCAACCTTAGCCGTAGAGCCGAAGGCAGACAGCAACGAGTTAATCGTTGTGATCGTAGCGTTAGTCTGCTGCTGTACCTGAGTACCTTGAATCTCACCACCAGACGGCCCCTGCGATTTGAATACAGTGCCGGTCAGGTTATTCAGGTTGTACGAACCGCCAGAGCGTTGCTCACCGCCATCCATCGAAGATGCGATAGCATAGATTGCAGCGGCTGCAGCAAGATACGGAGAGGCTGCACCAAGTCCCTCAAGCAGGGAGTATTGGCTACCAACGCCGCCGATGACCGTGCTGGCAGAGCCTTCGGCACCCCATGAACCAAGGCCATTCATGAATTGGGAGATGCCGGAAGCGCCCTGCCCGCCCAGCACGCTTGATCCCAGGGTCGAGCCAAACATCGAGGTAGCCATGCTGCTGCCCAGGCTCCCCAACATGCCGCCAGCGCCTCCACCGACGCCCAGGAAGCCACCGGCCACGGACGACAGGCTATTGATAAGCACATCCACCACCATGCGGATAGGCTTACGCAGTTCGGCCACCATCATCGAACGTAGTTTTTGCGTACCAGCTTTACCACCGTCTACGATGGACGTTGTGATTGCATCGGCTGTGCCCTGCTTCAGACGTGCAATGTCTTTATCCATCACCTGGTCATAGGCATTGGCTGCAGCGTTAGCGCTCTCGCGCTGATTTAGTTGTACGGCCTTTGCTCTAGCATCTTCTGCAAGCTTTACTGAAGTTTCAAGCATCTGCAGCTTATCAAGCATACGCTCGTTAGCCATGTTGCCATTCTTCTTGGCTTCTTCTTGGAAGTCAGCCATCGTCTGCTGGTTCTTCTTGATCTGGTCGTCAAGCTTAGCCATCGTTTCAATCTGCGCCTGTGTGGACGACAGAGTAGCCTCAGCAGCAGCTTTTTCAGCTACGATGAACGCCATCGTAGAGTCAGTCACCATGTCATACTGCCGTGCAAGTCCCATCGTGGCACGGCTGTTGGCGATGTTACGCTCAAGCTTTTCTTGGGCAAGGCGTTGCTCTTCCACCAACTTCCAGTTATCGCCGTAGAACTTGTTGGCAGCTTCCATGCGACGGAAATATGAATCATCCGTAATCTTCTGGATGTGCATATTGTTCTTCTCAGTGGCTGCACGAGTGCGTTCATTGAGACTCTCAAGCTCACTTGCTAGCTGCTTTTCGATATTCGCAATACGAGTTGCTTCTTCCTCTTTTGGAAGTTTAGCGTTACGCACTTGCTGAATGTTGTGCTCTGCACGTTCACGCTCAGCAGCATCATATTTTTCGTTAGCCTCTAGTAGCTTATCATTAGTCTTCTGAGCAATCAGAATTTGAGCCGTAGCAGACTCTTCAAGCATGTACTCTAGGCGTGCCTCGTACGTGCCCTCTGTGAGCATGTGGTTATCATGCTGAGACTGCAGCACCTTACGCTCAGTCTCGAAGATGTTGGTCTTGGCTTGCAGTTCAGCGTCGCCTTGGCGCTGGATGGCTGCAATGCTGTCCTTGATAGCTGACTCGCGCAGAATTGGCTCACGCTTGGACTTGCCTGCTTTAGCGGCTTTTTCTGCTGCTGTAGCTTCAAGTCCATCAGCTTTACCGGGGGCTTTGGCCCGAGCCTGTTCAGCGGCAAGTTTTGTCGCTGCAGCGTTTTCTTCGTAAGCTGCCTGTAGCCGCATACGGTCAATAACCACTTCGTCATTGGCCTGTGCTAGGGCTTCCTTCTTGTCGGCAATGCGTTTCTGCAACATGGCATTTGCCACGCGCTGCCCGCCAGCAAGTGCAGGGCCGGTAGGGTCTGCAAGTTGGCTTTCCAGATCTGATATCTGCTTCTGAATTGCTTGAACTTTCGCTGTTGCATCACCCTGATCCATAGCCTTACGGGCACGGAACTGGTCAACAGTCATGTTTAGCGTTTTTGCCTGCGTGTTCTCATTGATGCGCTTGGTTTCTTCGTTAAGCTTTTCAATAAGCTTATCGGTATAGCCAGAGTTAACGAAGCCTTCGGTAGTGCGTGCGCTATATGAAACCCACGTTTCGTAAGCCATCCAGCCACCGGCAACAAGTGCCAGGGCTTTGCCTACTCCTGGGATAAGTCCGGCAAGGCTGGTAAATACTGACGTTGACGCCGCCCCATTGGCTAGTTTAGCCTTAGTATTAAGGTCAACTGCTACAGTATCAGCAACGATTACGGCAGTAACCATGCCCCACAGAGCCGTTGCTGCACTAACAACAGCAGGCATAGCTGCATAGGCTGCAGTAAGCGCAGCGATAACTCCGATATTAGGAAGTACAACCTCAGCAACACGAATAAGACCGGACACAAAATCCATGATCAGATTCGTCATTCCAACCAACGAATCCTTAAACTCACCTGAGTTAAATAGATTTTTAAGCTGTCCAGATATCGACACAATATATGGAGACATGCCTTCAAAGGCATCAACCATTGTAGCCTTTAGGGTAGCACTTACGGACTCCATCTGCTTCTGTGCAGTTAGGGCAAGCTGTGCTGCAGACTGAATCATGAAGCCTTCTGAATTCATGATTTCACTGCGAATACGTTCAAGCTCAGACCCGAAGGTTGTCCCGAACTCTTTAGCACGTTCCTTTGCAAGTGCCCGCAACTCTACCGCAGGCTTTCCACCACGCTCGGAGAATACGTCAGCCATCTTTTGGGCCTGACCCCTACCATTAAACTTTTCGAGTGAGGCATCTAGTTCGTAAGTCAGAGTTACAAGATCTTTGAACTTACCTGTACTATCCCTTACCTCTAGGCCAAGTTCTTTGAGGGTCTTTGCGACTTTTGGAGTACGACCTGCAAGGTCAACATACATGTTACGAAGTGCAGTACCTGCAGCACTTCCCTGGATACCCAGATTAGATAGCGCAGCAAGACCAACACCAACGTCTTCAAGAGATAGACCGTATAGTTTACTAAGCACAGATGAAGACTTAAATGATTCTCCGATAGACTCTACTGAAGCCTTAGAAATTGCAGCAGTCTTAGAGATTACATCGCCAACGTAGTTGTAATGCTGAGCGTCAATGCTGAAAGCTGTAGCTACAGAAGTCATAACGTCTGCGGCAGCTTTCAAAGAGGTATCACCAGCAACCGAGAAGTTCATCACGTCCTTAATGGCGTTACTGACTTCTTTTGTATTCAGGCCAGCTAGAGACAAAGTCTTCATAGCTTCTGCAATTTCTTTAGGACCAACCGGCCCAGACTTAGCAAGTTCAACTAGTTGACTTGTAAGTCCTTGCACACTTTCGCTACTTTCCTGAGAAAGCACACGAATAATCTGCATTGTATGTTCGATGCTAGACCCAAGTTCGATGACGCCCTTTGTACCAAAGCTAACAGCAGAACCTGCAAACAACGGCAGTAGGTTGCCCCAGGTCAACCACAAAAGATTAAACCCAGAAGCCAAACCTCGCATGGCCGAGTGTACGTCATTGCCGTCCAGGGTTAGACGCTTAAACGAATTGGACAGTGTATCTACGTTCTTGACATGCTCTGGCAGTGAACTTCCTCGCATGTCGAGCGGTGCAGAGGCTTTCTGAACTAGAGCATCTGCAAACATTCGGTCAACCCGATACTGGAAAGCATTGGCCTTGTCGTCGGCTATATCCTGGGCAACAGCAGCCCTCGCCGGTGCAAGTATTTGCAGTTTTCCGTTAGCGAGGCTTTTAGCTCTGGCGGCTCTATATCCATCTTCTGCCTTCTTCTGTGCAGCAGCCATAGCCATCAGGGTATTCTGATAGCGCTCAGATTCCGCCTTTGCCAGCAGTTCTTCCGCAGTGTGTTGCTCATCTAGAGATGCTTTTGCTGCACCGAGTATTTGCAGTTTTCCGGCTGCTAGGCTCGCCTTACGTACTGCCACATACCCATCTTCTGCCTTCTTCTGTGCAGCAGCCATAGCTATCAGTGTAGTCTTATACCGCTCAGCTTCGGCTTTAGCGAGGATATCTTCATTTGCTCCGGCAAAAACTCTATCTGCCCATGCCTGTTTTTTAGATGCCGCAAGTTCCTTAGCGTCTGCTTCCATCCCCGCTTTCAGAGTCTGCGTAAACCGCTGCATATCTGACAGCTTAGGCATACCAAGAAGTGTGCGTGTATCGTCCTCAGACATAGGCGTAGCTGATTTACTGCGAAGTGCCTTAGTTTTAGCTGTTAGATCGTCAACTGCTCCTGAAAATACACGGTCTGCCCACCCCTGTTTAGCCGCAGCAGCTAGCTCTTTAGCATCTGCCTCCATCCCTGCTTTTAGTGTTTTAGTGAAACGCTGCATATCAGACAACTTGGGCATACCAAGCAGTGCCCGAGTGTCATCCTCAGACATAGGTGTAGCTGATTTACTACGCAGTGCCTTAGTTTTAGCTGTTAGATCGTCAACTGCTCCTGAAAATACACGATCTGCCCATGCCTGTTTAGAGGCTGCAGCTAGCTCTTTAGCGTCTGCCTCCATCCCAGCTTTCAGGGTCCGGGTAAAGCGCTGCATATCAGACAGCTTAGGCGCACCAAGTAGTGCCCGAGTATCTTCCTCAGTCATGGCCGTAGCTGAACTGAGGCGTGATGCGATATTCTTAGTACGCAGACTTTCGATGTTACTAAAACTAAGCTTTAGTTGGTTGGCTTCCTGAATAGCCAAATCCATCTGATTCTTTAGATACTTTTTATGAACAGCTTCAACTTCTGCGTAGTAAGTAGAGAAACCATTCTTCATTCCAGCAAGTGTGGAGTTAAGCTTAGTACGCTCATCCTCAAGTTGCTTGAGGATGCTAAACCCAGTAATCTTCTTACTGAGAATTTGCTCGATCTTGTCTACGCTTGATTGAGCTTCCTCAGATAACTTCTTGAAGGCTGCAAGTTTGCCAAGTGAGTCTAAACTCTCGCGAATCTTACTGACGCTGGCCTTATCCAGCTTCTGGACAGAGGCTTGCAATACATCTAGCGACTTAGTAGTCGCCTCTACTGACTGTTTTACTTCAGTAAATTCAAACTTTATATCGTCAGACATATTGATGGCCCTTAAAAATCGCTACGCGATTTTAAGGCCAAATAGCCTGCAGTCAGTGAGACTGCAGGCTATAGCCTATTTTTTGGGGACGAAACCTTACGGCGCTGCCGTTCTTGCTCTTCCTCGCGGTCTTTAGTCGCCCGTTTCTGGTTCTCCCTCACCCAAGTTGCATCAAAGTAGTGAAGGTCTTCCCACATAGACTGCAGTTGCTGCTTACTGTAGTCGTGCGCCACAGCCCACAAGAAGAATTCAGAAAAGGGTATTTCAGCTACACCCCCTGCAGTATAGCGCCGACTTCCCGATAATTCAGACCACACCATGTGTGGCCCGTGCCACCGTTCAGCAAGTTCTGGCCGATTGGCGAGTGCATCTGGCTTCTGGCCTGTAGCTTCCCACACCTCTGTGAGCATCTCCAGGTTGTCTGCCCAGGTTACACTCCAATTCAGCCACTCGATTAGTTTTTTGTGTCTTCGCTATCCTTCTCAATCCGGAAGACTTCCATATCTGCAGCGACCTTATTGACGACTGCACGAAACTCCTTGTGTGCCAACAGTGTTTTTGCATTGTCAACACTATATTCAAGCGGCTTCCCCTTGTACATCACGGTGCCGTCCCAGCCAAGCAAAATCGTTTTAGCCATCACTTCGATGATAATTTCATCGCTCTTAGCTTCTGCAGCATCACCCTTGGAGTCAAGCACTGCACGGTTCTGCTTGACACGCTGTTGCAGCAACTTGATATAGGCCTTATTGTTATCGCGGGCAATGCGGAAATTTGTGTCTCCGCAGCCTGGGAGTTGCGTGGGAGTACCGCCTTGCTCGGCTTTTTCGTCAGTAGCGAAGGCTGCGAATAGGTCAATTGCGCTCATGGTTTTCCTTGGGTTGGTTGAGAAACTGGATTATATAGGAATTCTTTGACGTTTCCTGTTTTTGGTAGCGAGGCTCCAGGCGGGCCTTTGATTGCATCTTCTACTGAGACTCCTGAGCGAAGTCGCATGTACAGTGTCTGGTATGAAAGCCCCGAAATCTCCATCAGTTGATTTATGCTTAGACTGTGACCTCGGTAGGGGTATCTGATTGAGTTTCGCCTATTATCATTCTGCTCTTTTGCAGTAGCCCACATACAGTTCGTCTTGCAGTAATCTCCGTTTGTGTTCAGTCTTTCAAGTGTCTTACCCTCTGGCCTTTGTCCCATGTCTGCATAGAAGTTTTCGAATTTCTCCCAGGCGGGGTCTACGCGTAGTCCTCTACCTCCATATTTGCAGTAGTCTGGGTAGTCTGGATTTCTAATACGCTGGAGCATACTTGTCCAGGAGTTATGTGTAGGTGTGCCTTTTAGCTCAGATCCATCGACTTTAGGCGCACAACCACATGATTTGGTGTTTCCACTTACCAGGTGACCCTTAGCCACACTCTTCTCAGTCCCACACTCACACCTAACCAACATGTGGTATTTACGGTCTGGGTCTAGCCCAATAACTTCCAACATTCCGTATTTCATCGGTGGCCTCCAAAACCCCGAGTATAGCCCAAAACGAAAAAAGTCCGCTGCAGTTTCCCACAGCGGACAGTCTTCTCTTCTCAACAACCAACCGTTAGCCCAGAAGAGAGGGCTTAAACTTACACGACGGCTGCACCGATACGGTCAATGAAGATTGCTTTCTGAAGAGCAGCAGTGCCATTGGTAGAGTCACGCATAGCTGCAAAAGTAACCGTCACCATTTGATCGTTGTCCTTGCCAGAGGCGTTAGACTTCCAGTCCGTGATAGCGGCATTAGGAATGGTAACAATGTAACCATTACCAGCGGCGTCAGTAGACGAAAATACCAAGCTGGTGTAGGTGTTAGCCTTAAACTTGGTAAACAGAGACTTGTCTGCAAAGTAAATGTCAAGAGACAGATTACATGCAATAGTGCCAGAACCGATACCAACTGCACCAAGTGTACCGATAGCGCCCTGAACACGCAGCGTATTATCGAAGTCCAGAGAAACAGACTTCACATAAGTACCAGACACCGGAGCACCAGCTTCCCAGATTGCATTGGTAGCACCAGACACACCAGAATGTACGTCATAGGTAGCTGCAGCAACCGGAGTACCAGGCATCTGCGTGGAGTTAGCTTCAGAAGCTGACTTGCCCATGAAGTCAAAGCTAATGCTGGTCAGAGAACCAGAAGCAATCTTCCATGACATTTTGCTTGGGGTCATGCCAGTATAGGCAATGTACACGCCAATGTCAGAGTTGTAGCGTTCCAGTGACCAAGAGGTCTGGGTAGTACCGTGCGTCAGACGTGCAGACTGAATCTGGATGGATTCACCGGAACTTGCAACTGCAGGGGTATTCGCGTCCAGGGTGATAACCGTGGAAGTTGGTGCGGTACTCGTGCTGACGCGCAGAATTTTACCGTTGTTTGCACCGGCAGAAGTGATACGGAACCACTGGCCCTTCTGCAACACGGTAAATAGACTGGTGCCAGTTGTGGCAGAAGCTGCAGTAATAACCGTAGTGGTAATGCTGGTGGTTGCAGTAGCAACACCAAGACCGTCTGTACCAAACTCAGTGAACACAGACTGCAGAGCAGATTCCATCAGCGGTTCAAAAGCTGCATGGGAAAGTTCAGCGGTAATTCCGCCAGAAGAACTTGCATCAGTAGGAATAACCGACGCGATGGTACGCGTAACGTTGATTTCCTTGCTCTGATCCTTGGTAATGCCATAGGTCAGGGTTTCACCAGTGATACGCAATTCCGTGGGGTTACCCGTAACTGGAATCACGCCAAACGTGGATTCTTTGATGTAGCGGACGACTACGGCGCTAGATGAGGCAAGAGGCATGATGTGCTCCGGTTGGTGACTTTACAAAGTAGGCCCAAGTCTAACGGGGCCGGGTGAGGTTACTGCTTACACTTTTGGTTTGTGGCAATTATTTCTGAGACTTTCGTCTAGCTTGGGTTACTGCCCCGGCTGGTCAGACCAAAAGGGAATAGCGACCCCGTAATATTGCCAGCCCAGGTGCGGCGTGGGCTTCGCCGGGACTGCGAAGTGTGTGCGTACTGTATTGAAGGTTTTTCCATGGAGTTTTGGGACAAACCAGTCAAGCAACTTGTTCGCGTCGGCAGAGCCTGACCCATCGGGAACGACTGCACATAGGTGGAGTTGCCCGAGAATGCGGTGTCTGGGGTTATTGCTGATTTCAAGTTGTTGACCATCTGTGACAATTATCTCTACGGTAAGGAATGGCTTGGTCTGAGTCTTAGTGTCAACAACAATACGATTTTCATACTCGATGATAAGCGTATAGCCAAGGTTGAATCCTGCCTTGGCTGCTTCGATTGCCGTGACGATATCTGTGCGGATAGTTTCTAAGCTCATGATATAAACTTGTATTTCTGACGAAGATAAACTAATACACCAATCTCACGACCAGTAGGATTAACTGCCCTCAGTCTAACATTTGGGCCATCTAGCGTATCTATTAGTTTTCCACCTTCATCATTAGGTGTTATATTGCGAAGAGAAATGTTGCTATTCCATTTTACCGTAGAGATTATCTCTTTCTGAAACTCTAGGTTTTGTGACATGCCATCCATCTTGCCTTCGTACCTATCAGACTCTATACGATATTCCATTCCTCGGTATGGGACAAATTGAGCCGGATGATTTGTAATAACTATAGTCCAGTTAGCCGCAAACGTTCCGGTAAACTGCGGAGAAATCTTTACCGCGTCTAGCAATACTTTGTATGCACGTTCTTGTACGTACTTAGTCGCCTTAGTCTGAATCCGCTTCTTGGCAGAGGCTGTTAGATTCTTCCAGGCATTGATGTTACCGAATCCCATCAGTCTCTCCTGATGTGATGTACCCATGCATCTGCTTCGGCTTCCTTCGAAAGTACACGCCAACGTAGACTATTGATCGTAACATCTGAACCTACGTCAAGAGCACTGGCAGTAACAAGTGAGTAATCACCACTAGTATACTTGTCGTCCATGTTGTTAGCATATCTGTAGAACTTACTAGGGTCCAACATGATAGCTGAAATAGTACTGGTAGTGCCTGTCTGAGTATCGGTGATAGGGTCGTAAGTTACGGAAGTCTTGACGGTAGCAGTAGTGACAGCGCTGTCATCCAGTTCGTCACAAGCTGCAAGCCCAAAGCCTGTTGTTTCCTGATGCTGTCCGCGAACACGATAGTATTTACTTCCGACCTTGAAGTAATAGCCTTTGACAACCGGCTCACTGCTGGAGGTAAAGACGTTCCAGAATGTGTCATATTCAGTATCCGAAGTTGAGTTAACAGTGTCTTTCAGATACATTGCACTGATGTGCATAGATGTACCTGCGGAAGAATTGCAAGCCTGGGCCGGTGTCAAGAGACTTGCAAGACCTGTAGACTTTTTCATCCAGTAGGCCGTGCGAATAGGTAAGCCATAGATACCGTCGCTGTTACCATCACCAATAATCCAGGTCTCAGACAGAAAGTTTACGGCACGTCTTGCAGGAATTGTTGTACCTGGACGTACCGACATAGTTCTACGTTTAGTGATAGTGCCGTCTTTGGCTGCCTCATTGAACGACGAATACTGGGCCTTAAACAGTGTAGTACCTGTGTACGCATCTGTGGCCTGAATGTCATCATAGTGACATGCTACGTCGTAAATTTCTGGCATTTTACTGTCCAGTCACAGGATCAGTACCAAGTCCAGCAGCCTTCGTAAGAGTCGTGATCTTATTTTCGATGGGCGTGATCTTGGTTGGGTACAGCGTGGTATAGATCGCAGCAAGTCTATACTTCATGCTTAGCAAAGCTTGGTCGATGTTGTCGCGCATCTCCAACTGTACGTCATCTTGTCTCTGAAAACCAGCCCTACCGTCTGTCAACTGTTTAACAGTAAACATTGGCAATGAAGTGAGAAGCTCTTTAGCTATTGCGTAGGGGACGTAAAGCTTAGTCAGGTCAATAAACCGCTGCTGGTTAGCTGACGGAGACGGTAGGGCTGATACCGTGGCGAAGTCGGTAGGAAGGTCTACGTACACATCTTCGAGTACCAGCGTAGCATGCATTCCATAGATCGACAGGGAAAGCACTGTATCTGGAAGCTCAGTCGAAGACACGCCAAGAATTGCACGAACTTCGGCGTAAGTGGTGTAGGTAGTGAGAGCCATAGGTGCTGATTGTGGCTCTAAAGATGAGTCCCCAGTCTTGGACTCTGCAAAACTGGGGACGTTTTATCAGGCAGCTTCAGCAGCAGCGGCCTTTTCCTTGGCAATTTGCTCGGCACGAGCAATGGCAACTAGATCAGCAGCAGCTTTGTCAGCAGCTTCCTGGGCAGCAGCCGCATCAGCAGCTTCCTGGGCCTTTGCAGTAGCAAGGGCAACCTCTGCCATAGCGGCTTCCTCTGCAGCGATTCTGGCGGCTTCCTGCGCGTCTGCTTCGGCACGAGATGCAGCCATTGCAGCAGCTTGTTCAGCTTCCCGGATCGAAGGGTCTTCGACCTCGGACAAAACTGGTTGACCAAGTACCCAGTCATTTGCTTCACCGTAGGTAGCTTCGCCAGACTCGTAGCGAGTGCCAGTTTCAGGATCGACAATGGGGTAGGCACCTGCGTTGTGGAACCATTTTTGCATATTAACTCCAGTTGTGAGAAATTTAGAGAAAAAACAAGGGCCGAAGCCCTTGTTTCTTTAGCTAATCACGTAGGATTAGGCGATCGTCAGAACATCAAACGAACGCAGTTCAACGTCACCGTAGGTGCGGTACACAGCTTCACTGTAGTCCCAACGCATTGCCGTAGAACGGCGCAGAGCGAATGCCTCAGAAGCGGCATAAGAAGCCTGCGTGTTGGTCACACGGGTGATAGCCTTGCTGGCGTCCAAAGCCCAGACAGTGTTGGCAGGCACAGGGCCACCATCAACTGCAGCGTCCACGATGAAGAACTTAACATCGTTGCCGAAGCCAATGTTGTTTGCGTTAGCAGCAACAGTCTGGGGGTCGATGCGGGCCAGAGTCGGGTCATAGGCGGTAGTACCAGGACGACCAGTGCGGCTCTCGATCTTCAAGTACGTGTCGATATCACACACGATGTGGGTGATACGGCGGAACTTTCGGTTACGGGCTAGGAACTTCACCCAGGACTTGTGAGTAACAACACCGCCGGTGGCATTGGAATCCAGGCTGGTCGTAGTAACTGCGGAAATCGCACCGACAACCAGATCAGCATCGCCAGAGAACAAGGCCGACAGGTAGTTGTAGACGCGAGAATCGCGCTCAACTTCCATGTAACGGGCGATGGTCAAAGCGATAACGTCGATGGTCAGGGCACGCTGGGCCTTGTCGCTGAACTCAATACCCATCGTGAAAGCAGGCAGAGAACGGATACGTTCTGCAGTGCTGATACGCAGCAGCGAGGTGGGTTCACCAAACTCAGTCGCACGCTGGGGCTTGACGTTCTGAGGACCGCCAACAGTCTGATACGAGATAACAGGCTGAATGAAGTTCTCAGAGTCAATCGAGATGTTCTGACCCACCATCTGGTCGAAGACCACGGTGTCAGTTTCACGATCCTTGGCCAACAGGTCTTCCACGATATCGACAATGGCAACCGGAGCCAAGCTGCGAGCAGCAACGCCGAACGGAGAGCCTTTGTCAGACACGTTGGACACACCGGCAGCTTGATAGCTAGCCTTACCGTCCAAAATGTCAGCCATCGTAGCAGCACGAATGCCGAAGCTATTAGCACCAGGAAGGACCAGACCTTCAGATGCACAAATCTGCTTAAATGCCGAGCCAAGGCTCAGATTAGCCGAATTGTACTGACGGTTGATGTAGGTGGGAACCGACATACCGGCATCAAGTGCGGCCTTATGGATATCGGGCGTGATTTCGACTTGCTGAGTCACGCCTGCGTTGTCAACGAAAAATGCCATGATTTACTCCTGTAGGTTGTAAGCTGGGTTAGCTGTTGGATTAGCCGTCCACGCGGGACAGGCAGATGGTAGTACCGACAGCGCCAGTACCTGCAGTACCCAGACTCTCGACGCGCCACGTAAACGCACCGAAGGTCTGAGAAGTTGCCTTGCACACCTTGGGGTAGGCGGTCAAAGCAGTGCCCTTGGCGGTAGCCGTGCCTGCAACGACATAGTCGCCAATAGCGATAGTGCCAGTGCCAGGAGTTGCTTGCAGGCCGTCAGCCGTAGCGTAGACTTCACCTTCGTTCACAATGCCGCCGACAGAGTAACCACCAGAGGTAGCATTCTCAACAGCAACAATCAGACCTTCGATCTTGTCGCCAGCGGCACACAAGTCGTAGCGAGATTCAGCAACCAGCTTGACCATCTTGCCGGAGTCAACGTCCGACATGTTGTTAGCGGAACCCGTACCGGCACCCAGGCGAACGGCGCGAACCTTCTCCAGGGGCAGGGTGGGCGTGACGTAATGATTTGCAGCCATTTTGGATACTCCTTATTTGGCGGTGGACGAAGAAAGACGCGCTGCGAACAAGGGATCAACCACAGCTTTCACCGTAGTCTTTTCCTGGGTGGTGGCAGCAACACCGCCCACCTTAAACTTAGCTTTGAACTTTTCGCTCAACTCAGAGTGCTGAGCAAGAACTTCAGAAGCAGACATGGAAGCAACAGCTTCTGCCTTGAGGCCGAAATGCAAACCCATCGTCTTGACGGATGCGCGGGCAATTTCCAGCGTGGCATTGGCCTGGGCTGTCAGAGCATCAAACTCTGCAACCTTAGCCGTCAGGCTGGCCTGTGCAGCTTGCAGTTCCAGCTTAGCAGCCAGAGTGTCTGCAGTGGCCTTAGTGACCAAATTAGTCAGAGCCGTCAGTGCATCAGGTGCAGCTTCGGGAGTAGTCGTAGAGGCAGCGGCAGCGGCAGCAGCAGCGGCTTCGTCTTCTGCCAGCTTAGCGGCAGCGGCGGCAGCGTCGGCGGCAGCTTTGTCAGCAGCTTCCTGTGCAGCCGTCTCTGCCGAAGGCAGATCAACGCCAGCGGCCATCGCGGCAAGTTGTTCTTCGGTAAAGGGTTTCGGCATGGTAGTTCCTTTGTGGGTTGGCTGATTATCTGCCAGAGTAGTCGTGTCAGTCGAGGTCTGAGCTTGAACACTGGCAGAATTGGTTGCCTTCGTCGAAGTAACTGGCCGCTTGGCCGTGCTATTTGAGGCTGCACCCAGCTTTTGAGCTTTGGTGAATGCGTCTTCAAGTGTGCCCACAGCGTCAATCAGACCTGCGGCAACAGCCGCCTTGCCTAGAAACTCGCGGCCCTGGCCGAAGTTGGTATCTGCCTGTGCAACAGGAATGCCGCGAGCTTTAGCCATATCCTTGATGAAGATGCCGTACATTTGATTGGCCTGAGTCTGCATGTTAGACTTGGCTTGGTCAGACAGTGGCTCATACGGAGAAGCAAGTGCTTTCTCTTCACCTGCACGAATGATAGTGGCCTTGACACCATTCATCTTCATGGACTCAGAGTAGTCCATATGCACGCGAATAATGCCAATAGAGCCAACGATTGCTGTCTCAGACGCCATCACATAACTGGCATTAGCACCAATCCAGACAGCAGCACTTGCCATCATAGAGCCAGTATAAGTAACAACAGGCTTGACTGCGTTGACACGAGACAGCAACTGTGCAGTCTCCTGTACACCTGCCACAGCACCACCGCCTGAATCAACATTAAGCACAATAGCACTAACAGCCGGATTGGAGACAACCTGTGCAAGAATATTTCGCAGATCTTCATAGCCAAGCATACCGAAGTAGATGCCATAGCCGGCAGAGCCGTTAGACAGGCTACCGGACATGCTGATGATAGCAACGCCATCCTGCACCTGTACAAACTGCTCCATGACTGTGTTCATGTAGTCAGATGCAGCTTGAAACTCCGGTTTCTCAGAAGCTTTCATATTGGCTTCTAGCGTGCGATGGAAGGTGGCTTCGTCGCCTAGCCAGAGTTGCGTTACGGTTGGCATGATCTTGATCCTTGTGGGTTGTGGGTACTCTAACGCATAAGGACTCCGAAGAGTCCCCATGTTTTCTGAGTGTTAGCTTTTCGGCTGTTTTGGCGCGTCTGAAGTGGTACTTTGGCTGATCGCGCTGGTGTTTGACGATGGGTTTGTCACTGTAGTCTGCTGCGGAGCCATAAACATCGTGCCACTTTTTGGCTTATAGCCCGGTGGCGGCAGGTTCCCAGTCAGGGCAATGCAGCACTCTTCATCTGTAATCATACCAAGGCTTAACTGCATCAGCAGACGGCTCTGTTCCATAGCCCTAAACGCTTCAAGCTCAGCTTCTGGCCGCAGATCAAGTGCAACGTACTTAAACTCGACGTATACGTCCAGTCCAAGTAGCCGTACTGCAACTGTAAACGCACGAGAGTAAATCTCGTTAAGCTTCATGCGAAGCATGTTGGCCTGCTTCAGGTACAACACCGCTTCAGTAGACGACGTATTACTTCCGCTACCGTGCCCAAGCACAGTAGGCATGGTCTTAGCACCTGAGGCTAGTTTGCCATTCAGTACGCCCTGGATTTTTTCGATGATAGCCGATGGGTCTTTACCACCATCCACATATGCATAAGCCACTGCATCGTAGGACACAAGTACATCTTCTGGCCCAAGTCCGTTAACGATCTGCTCGATTTGGTCGATCAAAGCGTTCTTGTAGTCGGCAAACTTCTGAGGATCAGACAGAATATCAGGCGGTGTCATCTTCTTGACACGATCACTATCAACCGTAGCAGTCAACCGCGGAAGCACAGCACGACGCAATGCTCTACGTGCAGAGTCTGTAAACTCGATATCCTGGAGCACAGGCTGAATAGCAGCTTCGTAATACGAACTTGGATATACTTCAGTCAGAAACTGATCCACAGTCGTATAGATAATTGTCGGAAGATCAAGGTCGATTTCTACACCGCCAATGACCTGCACAAATCGGAATGCATTATCTTCTTCATAGAAGCGAAACGTAGACACTGGCACCGGATTGAACGAAGCTGGCACTCGTGCTTTATCAAGTGCAACTTCCAGACAGGCTGCACCTTCAATCAGTAGCTCAAGTGCCAGTTGCTCAGAGATAGACTGCAAGCCCTGCTGGATGCCAAAACTTCCGTCAGGGTTTCCCATGTAGGTTACGCGGCGCAGAATCTCATGGGCGGCAGCGGTGGCAGCGGGGTCAATCACGCCGTCCATGTTCCGTGCAACCAGGGTGTAGCGTTCTGGGATACCAGAACGCAACAAAGAACTAGCTGCGCTACTCAGGTCTGGAGAAGTCTTGACAAGTTCTCGTACAACCTTACGACTCTTCGACTGCGATCTTGCAGAAGTCAGTCGGTCTGTCGTAGCGAGTTGACGATCTGTTTCCCGTAGCGCAGCCTTGCTTGAGACTACGTTTCTACGATAGCCAGGAATAGCCACTGCACCCTTGGGTGCCTTCGGGATGGGCATCGAAGGCAGAACTGCAGCGCCCCAGGATTTCAGTGTGTCGATCAGTTTCATGGTATTCCTAGAAAGTCGCTGCGATTCTATCAGGCTTCCTCAACTACTCCAAATGGCTTATTCAGAAGCTTTACTTTCCAGACTGCGGTGTCTTGTACAACATCCACATTGTAGGACTTGAAATCACCAAGGTGGCCAAAAGCTAGATGGCAATTAACTCCACCAGTCCCCTGCTCACATAGAGTAATCAGATTTGTTGGCTCAAGTTCCAAAGTAGGGTAGAGGTGGTAAGGTTTGATATGGTGAACATTGAGCTTAGTCTTACCGCCACACCGCTCACAAACTGGATGTAAAGCAAGGTGGGCTTTCTCCACCCCCGGCCACTTAGGGCTTCTCGCTGCGCTGGGCTTCGAGTTGCTGAATAGACTTGAGAAGAGGCTCATCAATATCCCCGTAAGGTTTAATTCTGGAAAGAGCCAGACGCTCAGCATGACGTTGTTCAATGTCATGCAATACACGCTTTGCCAGTTCTTCATGCATTTCGTCCGAATCAGACTTAATGCATATGATCACATAGGCTAATAGGCCTACTGAAAGGCCTATTAGGGTTAGGATGATAATTCCTTCGATCATGTGGTCAATCGGTTATTAACTGCCTGCGTCAGCGGTGTGCCATAGACATTAATGTCAGTGATGACACCCTGGAAGTTTAGCGTATTATTATATCTCTGACCAACATATAAAGTCGAAGGCTGTATAGTGCCAGCGGGTGTACCGTTAGATGTTACAGTTACACCATTAAACGACATTGACCCACTACTACCTGCAGCAAACTTATTTACTCTACCATCCCAAACTGCAGTTATGGCTTCATTTTGAACAAGATTTCCTGATCGTACGTCAATACACGCTTGAGCCGTAGTGGAGCCCACTCCTAGGCTAATACCAGAAGTTGCACTACCAGAACCGCCTTCTAGAATCATACCATACGCTGACGGGGTATTACTAGCACCGTTGGCTGAATACGTGAACGATGGATAAATACCAGCAGTCGAGCCAGTATTAATCATCGGACAGGTAATATCAAACCCCTGTCCAACTGCCGTAGCTGAAGTCATCGCAAAAGCAAGTGAAACTGGTGCAACCGTAAATGTAATATTTACGCTATAGCGCACAAACACGTCTTTCGGTTGTGCATTCAAGGTGGCTGCGTTAGCAATAGTGGCCACCCCTGGATTTCCACCACCAGAGTAGAAAATCAGGTCACATGCAGTAACTCCAGTCGGCACACGTACATAAATACTAAAGGTATACGCAATGCCAGTAGTAATTCCGTCTACGCCACTGAGCCGTTGAATACCTTCATACCCGTTTCCAGAGACAATCTTACGTAGTTTGACAACCTGACACGCGCTGTTAATCGCAGTTTCAGCCGTAAGTTGCATGCATGTGCCAGAACCGCCAGTAACACCCCATTGAGTAGGAGTTGTGCCTGGAGCACCTGCAGCACCTGGAAAATTAGAGTAGAGTAGCAGATTGGTACCGCCTACTGCAACCGGCTGCGGGTATGAAAGAATATCTGCAGCACGGGTAATTGTCTGGGGTATGAACGAGCTTGGTGTACTTGCAAGTTCGATCTGCGCTCCCAGAAACTCGATTGTTTGTCCTACCGTTGCTGATGAGGGACCGCATCCCAGATAGTAAGTACCAGCAGCAGTAAGCGTTAGTGTAGCTGTAGCCATAAACACATCTGGAGAAATCTTAACAGACTTCCATGCAGAGACTACAGTTACTCCAGGATTTGCTGAACTTGTCAAAGCGCCGGTAGCACTAAAAGATCCATCAGAAATATGCGTACCGTCTAAGTATAGACAGACGTAGGCTAAAGCACTAGTACCAAGTTTATAGTACACACTGATAGAGTATGTAGAAGCCGAAAGAGTAATCGCCTGATTGCGCCTATTCCAGATAGCCCCGCCACTTGCTACAAGCATTGACTTAAACGTAGCGTATTGAGTTCCTGCAGACGATGTACTGCTATTTTCAACCCAGGCAGCATTACTAATATCCGCAGGATAACCAAGTAGGTTCGCTCTGCTTGGTTCATTGAGATAACCTGCCGGTAGTAGGACTTCTCTAACACTTACATTAGAGATATCAACATCACAGGCTGAAATTCTATTAAAAATAACGCTTTGGGTATTCGTTAGATACCCTGAGTAATTACCGCTTGTAGCAATATTGACGAGTATTCCGCCACCACTGTCTTGTAGCTTAGCTGTACCGCTACGCACAACTGCAGTAAAGCTTACCAGATAAGTCTTACTGGCTGACATTGTAGCTGGAGTCTGTCCTACCGTAGCAGCGGCACCAGTTGATGCAATAGTAGCTTTACCATTTGCAATCGAGGTCTGACCGCTTAGTACCCAATAAAGCGATCTATTGCCAAAGTTTCCATCATTAATCTGATCCACCCCGAGTCCAGCTAGAGGCTTCCTCTCTCTGAGTGAAAAATTGTCAATAGTGAAGCTACCTGCTGTAGTTGAGCGAAGACCTACACCTAACTGACCAGTAACAGTAGAAGTCCAGGAAAAGGTTCGTCTCCCAGTAACGTTGGAAGATACATCGTTAGCAAGATTTGAAGTCAGATCTTGCACACCTGTTGAGAAGCTCAGGAAAGGTGCCGACGTGGCTGAAATAATGTCAACAGAAACTTCGTATGTTTTACCAGAAAGTAGGTTAAAAGTCTGAGATACCCGAGGAGTCTGAGCACCAGTCACCGTCAGTATACCGCCAGACACAGCCCCAATAGCTGGATTAGAAACATCTCCAGAATTATTAGCAAATGTCCAGCCATTGGCGTTTGTATCAAACGTTCCATTGATACACATTTCCGGGCCATAGGCTTCGTAAATTGGACGGCCATCAAGCTGTGTATCGAAGTATTGAACTCCGTCTACGTTAGCACCTGAGAATAAGCACTCAGTAACTGAAAAAGTAAAATTCCAGCTATCCCCAATTGTAGCTGTACCCGTGTCTGATCTAAGTGTCAATGTACGTGTAGCAGAAGCTACGTATATGATGGATGCCCCAGATGTGTTAGAGATTACTAACTGCTGAGCAATAATTCCACTATTTTGATCTGCGCTATCGCAGATAGACAGCTGATGTGTTGGATCAACAACAGACCTTGAGTTTAGCTTTGCATAAATTCTATAAGTCTTTCCTGCAACCAATGCCCCAGTGGGTAAAGCAGCAACTATGCCGTATTGTGTAGTAACTACACTAGTTGTCGTAGCTACGTATGTGCCACTTCCAGTAACTGTACCTCGTGCAACATATGGCAGTATACCTAGCTCAGGGCCATAATTCGGACCACCAATGCCCTTACAAACATACTCGCCAGGAGTCTGCACAAGCTGACCAGTAACATCCTCAATCTGCAGGCCATCAACTGTGTAAGTATAGCCAGAACCAATAGCCGTGCTCTCGTTAGCGGAGCCGTCAGAATTCCATGCTGGGTAGAACGCTGGTGCAACAGTCACACCCGGAGCAATCAAAAAGCCAATTCTCCACCACGCTGGATTATCAGGATCAGTAATAACCCAAGAATTAGTAAATCCAGTGGTATAAGTAACGGCTCCAGTGAACGGGTTGAACACCGTATGGGCCATCGTCGCACCTTCAACAAGTGCACAGAAGTCACCAGTAGACGATAGAGGTTTAAGCACTCGCATCGTTGCAAGGTACATCTTACCAGTCACACCCGTGATGTTTCTCTGTGCCCGTGCCCCAGCACTCACTGAACTCTTAGTAACCGTAGTAGCAGTATGCCCAGTCTTATACTGTGTAGCACCTGTGCCAAGTGTGACAGCAACTGCAATAGAAAACATCGAGGTTGTCGTACTCAAGGGAGCAAGATTCTCAACCCGACGCATCCCGTTAAACCGAGCCTCATTAGCCAAGCAAGTGCGAACAATGCCCGAATGGTCAATTACCGTAGCAATAGAATTCCGAGTAAACGTCGGAGTCACATTGCCAATAGACGGCCCTAAGTTCTTTTTCAAAGGTGCGCTAAACTTAGGCTGCGGCATCAGAACCGCGTTCGCACGAGGCATCAACCTCATGCTGCGTACGCCCGAACAGCGCCCGAAGTCAGGGTAATCGCGGTGAACGTACCGAACAAGGTAAGCCCAGCAGGCAGCAAAAGCCCAACCAGCGACCCAGTAGAACTACCCTCAGTGAGGACAGCGAACACCGTATCCTGCAGGATTGTGATGGAAATCCAAGAGCCAGTCTTCGCAGTCGTGTTGGTGATAATGTCAACACCGTTAGACCCACTGCGGTCAACAATGTACAACTCTCCACTTGACCGACCCCGTACAGGAGCAGTCTCTCCAGCCGAGGTCTTCATTGCGATTGCAGTCATGGTAAATTCTCCAGAATTACTGGAGAATATAGCCTAGCACAGTGGTCGGATTAGCCCAATAATCCCTAAGTATCACGCACTTTATGCCTGAAAGACCTGACCAAGCTATCCCCTGTAGCAGCTACCGATGACACTGTGCCCACCAACTTCGTCGCAAGTAACAAGTAACCCAGGCTAAAGAAGCTGTGATCTTCGCCATCCGTCTTCTGCCAGGAATAAACAAGTTCATCTTTTTGGAAAATCTGAGTCCGCTTGAGGCTCAGCATATGCAACTTAAACTTGTCATCATCGACAGACTCTTTCTTCTTCAAGAAAATCTTTCTGTCTTTGAACAAGTCCTTAACTGAATCAAGCATGACCGTACGATTAACCTTCAGCAAGTCCAGATTAAGCTTACCCTCCTCAGCGTCCTCTACTTTACGCTGAGTCGTATACATTTCAGGTGTCTTTGCCGCACTAAAGATCGCACCCCAGGCATTGGGGTCTACGTCACAAATCCCCATAATCAAATTAGTCTCAGGAAATACGTCATGCACTGAGGCCACGACTCTATACTCCCTAATAAGCTCAAGTCGTCGAGACACAAACTTTTGCAGTGGAACAAACTCACGATGTACGACAAGCATCGTCCCATCCTGTGCCATCCGGCCAATAGACACAGTACACAACTGTCCAATATCTGCGCCAAGGAAGTGCACTTCTGAGCTAAACAACTCAGCTTGCACCATACTAGCATCAATATCCTTCTCAGTCAACTGCTCGTTCTCATCCTCAGAAGTCTCCCCAAGCACCTGATTCATCCACTCTGACCGCTTGTTAAACTCCGTAGACGTTCGCACCAGGTATGCTGGCTTAAGGATCTGACACGCCGTAATAGGCGTTACATAATAAGTATGCGCCTCATAATTATCAAGGTGATTCTCAACCACCCACTCAAGTGTCTCAGGCTTAAACTTAGGGTCACGTCCGCAATTTGGACACCTCCAGTGCGCATCTTGCCACCGTATGTCCTTAATATTGTACTTCGTAATCTCTTTCAGGTCATTAGTATACCCAGGCACAGTCATGTCTACATGGTACGAAGGCAACCACTTGTAATTACAGCAACTACAAGTTCCCATGTGTCGATATCGGCGACTAGTCTCAGCCTCCTTACTAATCCCAACCCCAGGTATAGTAGGTGTGCTGAACTGTCTAATAATAGCAAGCTGACTAGCTTGCAACCGTGACCTAAACTGCTTCAACGTATCAGGGTCAGAGCGATCAATTTCATCTGCGACAAGGCAATCAGCACTAACAGACAGCGCCGCAGTCTCTGACCTAGACCCTCGGATGAACAAAAAGTTATTACGAATCTGCTTCAACTCAGTAGAGTCAACATCTGAGTTCAGCATAGACCGCAGTCTAGGACTACCATACAAGATCGGATTGATTTTTGTAGTAGTCAGCTTGATAGCGTCGTTCGTCGTAGGTAAACTGTAGATCGTATTGAACGGCGCCTGAGTTGCCATCGCAGCCAAGTAGTAAGCAATGGTCGTCGTAGTGAGTCCAATCTGAGCAGGCTTCACTGTGTTATTAACACGCGAAGTATCGTTAACAATGTCTGCTTGAAAGCTATACTTACCATGCATAGACATTAACTTGCCATCGACAAAGATGTTCTTCTCAATCCAAGGACTCAAGTTGTGCAGATGGTAGACGTCATTAGCCCCTTCCTGAACCCTCTGCATGTGTTCTCTAAATAGGCTCATTCTGGTAAAGCTCCAGCGTAAGCACTCATAAATGCGTCTTTAAGTTCTGGAAACTGCTTCAATGTATCAATCAGCACAGCCTCAATCTTCGCAATCGTTTGCGCGTTATACAAGTCTGTTTGAATCTTCGTGATCTGGGCAAGAATGCTCACGACGCTGTTCATCGCGCTAACTTTAGCAGATAACCCGACTTCTGGGTCGTTTTCTGAGGCATCAAGTAGGTCTTTGGCCCTGTGATACTGGGTCAATAATTCATTATCAAGGTCCAAATCCTTCAGTTTACCCTTCGGAGCCGTACGTTCAAGCACCTGAATAGCCGGTCTTGGCTCATCAAATGGGTCATAAAGCGTGCTCATTTGCCCACCCGATAGAGTTTTGCAAGCTCAGGATAAGCTAGTTTAGCCTTCTGAAGGAACCTTTGCATAGTGTTATAGCTGACATTTGCCACTGCAGAAGCCTGAACTATGCTGTATTTTCCCTCTAAAATGAGCTTTCCAATCTCAATTTTGTACGCTTTTCTTGCTTCTACTAGTGGTTTTTTGTTGAAAACTTCTTGTTTTCCTGAAAACATGTAGGATAAGTAGCGTTCATGGACGTTCAGTACCTTCGCCAATTCCCGTGTCGTGATCTTCCGCTCGAACAAGTCCTGTTTCTGCTGCTCGGTAATGCGGCTCTGCAAGCTGTTCGGCTTGAGCGGGTTCGGCCTGGGCCATCGGGATGGGTAGTTCATTTTGGAGTCCATTTTGGCCGGATTGTACTCCAAGAGATGGATGTTCAAGGTTTTCTAGCTTTTGTCGGAAGCGCTCACGGGCCATCTCCGCACCCTCAAGCGTGGTGAAGCGCCCTATCCAGTAATATTTTCCATTCCGCATGGCCTGTACTCGATATTGCCCTGATGGTTCTCGCAGTATGTTTTCTCTGTAGGTTTCTTTATTGACAAATGGTGCTAGTTTTCCTTCCTTTGTCACCCGGTATCCTACTGGTATAGGTCCGTTTTGTTGTATGTATCGTACTCGGTGACTGTAGAAGTATTGGCCTTTGTACTTTGTCTTTGTTGGTCCCAGTGGCAGGTTGAGTTTGGCGAATTCGATTTCGGTCATGATTGTTGCCCTCGTGTGAGGCGATTATAGGGTTGCTTTCGTGTGAGGCAAAACGCTGCGGAAATTTTCGCATGGAGAAGGGGAGTGGTGACCAGGCGCTTATATTAGCATTCGCTAATGTGTATACGTCATCAACCCTATCGACTACCCTAACCCGATAGCATTCCCCTATGAGTTGCCTATCACATTTCCCAGTCTGACACCACAGGGTTATCCCTAGTTGACGTTTTCGCTTTCTTGTTTTCACCCTCTCAGTTTCAGGTAATGGTCAATCTGTCAATAAGGGTTTACCCTATTGTGTCCCGTGTTGTTTCTATGGTATTCGCGTGTCATGTTATTGGTGTATGGCGAAAATATTTTTACCGAAGTTGGCAGTTGCACTCTGCTTTATGTTATATTTGAGTTCTGGTTAATCCAGATATGTTAGTTTGCTATCAAATTGATAGCACAGTCTGCCGGACTGGTTCACCCGGTAGACCCTTAACACCGAACCGATTGAAAGCGCATCATGTCTTCCTCTTCCTCTTCCTCTTCCTCTTCCTCTTCCTCTGCCTTGTCCGAAGTTGTCACATTTACCGGACTGGTCCGTGTGACGGGCAAGGGCGTGACTGCCAGTCATAAACTGACTGGCGCGATTAAGAACGGCGCCGAAGTTGGCGCATTGGTGGCTGCTGGAAAACATCGCAAAGCGGTAATTGACCGCTTGGCCTTGCAAGGTCGGGCAGACACGGCCCATGCGCTGTCAGTGGGAAATATCCGGCCAGTGTGCGCGCTCCTGGTCGAAGTGTCGGGTAAGGCGGTTAGCCTGATGGAAATCGACGGTAAGGCACCTTATAGCGAATTCCTGCGGATGGGCGCATCTTTGGCCGCGTTGCCACAGGTGAACAAGGCCGGTAAGCCTACGCCCGCTGCAAAGGCGCTTGATCTGTACTGCGAATATAAAGCGCTGTCGGACGAAATGCGTGCGGGCCGCGAAGCCCGCCGTGCGGAAATTCGCACAGGGATTCAGGCTAACTCTTCGCACGAAGAAAACCGCGCCGTGGTGGCTGCGCTGACTGATGCGGGTTTGCCTGTATCTGAAACCGCAACACCACACTTTGCAGGGGAAACACGGGCGCGTGGCGAAGCGATTCAGGCCGCTCGGGCAGTCGCACAAGAGGCCGCTACTGCCTGACCCTAAGCCCCTATGTGGGGCTTATTTAATGGGCTCATGGGCTCATTAAATAAGCCTAGCGCTTATCCCGGCCGCTAATCTTAGCGCTTGATTTTTGCGGGATGTTCTTTAGACGGATTTTGCGTCAACCCTACGGGCGTTGACGTGAGCCGCCGCATGCTCCCACGGGTTGCATGCAGCATTCCCCTAAAGTTACATCGTGACAACGCGAAAACCCGGACTATCATTAAAAATTCGTCAACGCCTACGCTCGCTGGAATGTTAAACGCACGGT